CAATTAGTTGATGACAGAATTTCAGTATGGTCGCCAACAAAGAAAAAACTATACAAACCAGAACAAGTAATGGAAGAATATGGTATTCCTTCACACAATTTATTAATGTATAGAATATTTGACGGAGATAAATCTGATAACATTGATGGAGTTCGTGGTTATGGATTAAAAACCGTAATTAAAAAACTACCATTTTTACAAGAAGAAAAACAATTTTCGGTTGATGATGCAATAAAAGAATCAAGTGAGTTAGAAGAACATAGAGAAACTATGGAACGAAACTTTGATTTAATGCAATTACACAATGTAAATATATCAGCATCAGCCAAAACAAAAACCATAGACAAAGTAAGAGAACCAATACCTAAACTACAAAAAGAAACATTTAAAAAAATGTTCATAGAGGATAAAATGTATTCAGCACTTCCAAATTTAGAAACTTGGTTACAAACAAAATTTCAAACATTAGTAAAATTTATAGGACAATAAAATGAAATCTGAATTAATAAAAGGTGATTCTTTACAAGAATTAAAAAAGTATGATGATAATTCAGTAGATTTATTATGCACAGACCCACCATACGGCTATTCGTTTATGGGTAGGGATTGGGATAAAACTTTACCACCAAAAGAAATATTTGAAGAATGTTTCAGAGTATTGAAACCTGGTAGTATGGCGTTTGTAATGTCTGCACCAAGAAGTGATGTTCAGTATCGTATGGCAGAAATGTTAGAAAAGGTTGGATTTAGAATTGACTACACACCAATCTATTGGACTTACGCAAGTGGGTTTCCAAAAGCAATGAACATTGGTAAGATGTTAGATAAACGACAAGGGAACAAAAGAGAAGAAGTAGAAGACCCACAATCAGCAAAAAGAAATAAAACCAAATCAGATAGAGAAGTTTACGGAGATTACAAAGATACTAATTATAAAGTTACAAAAGGTAGTTCAGAATTAGAGGGAAGTTATGGTGGGTTTCAACCAAAACCAGCAGTTGAAGTTGTAATTGTCGCAATGAAACCATTAGATAAAAAAGGTTATTTAGAACAAGCACTTGATAATGGAAAAGGTATCACTTGGTTTGATGATTGTAGAATACCATTTGACGAGGGAGATACGCCACAAGGTGGTTATGGTGCTATGGATATTGGTATTGGGAAACCAGGTGAAACACAAAATTACAGAAAGAAAGACGGAAATGAAACTCGTGGTTGGAATAATAGTAGTGGGTATGGTCGTGATAGTAAACCAAAAACTACCAAAAGAAAACCAAGAGAAGACGGAACGGTATTTAAAACAAGTGGATTTAAATCAGAAAATAATGATACCGCAGAAGCCAGTCCAATGGGTAGATTTCCAGCCAATCTATTAGTTAGTGATAATGTATTAGATGACGGAACTGAAAAGAAAACTAAAGTTGGTGATTATGAAAAGTATGTAGAAAAACAAAAATCATTTAAGAATGCAAAAACAATTGGAACTACCATTAAAGGTAATGAACATTTCTTGGGTGGAGATATCAAACAATTAAATCCAGCAGAAAATTACCAAAAACCAAAGAAGAAAAAAATGACAATGCCAGACCTACGAGATGTTGGTAAAAAATCAAAAGAAGCAATCGGTATTGATAAATTATCTTTTGGACAAGTTCAAAATGCAGAACGAAAAGAATATGAAATGTGGGATATAGAAGAAACCACTAATGGTTATTCAAGATTTTTCAGTTTAGATAATTGGTTTAGTAAAAATATAAAACAATTACCAGAACCAGTTCAGAAAACATTTCCATTTATGATTGTTCCAAAAGC